CAAACCCACTACGCTGGTAGTGCGCCTGTTAGATTTTGATCTATAGGCAGACATGCTGCATTAGTAATTGATTTATCGCTGGTCCAGTGAGCGCGCCGGATGGAATAGTATAAATGTTCGATGGAATATGATGTTAAGGACTATTACAGGCGTTATTTTACCGAGTAGGTATTTAATAACGGCGAAGTAGTTACATTTCCTTATGTTGGGACTTGGTTGTGAAATTGCTCCAAAGGTGATTTCCTCAGGTTGGTGGATTACGACCCCCCTTTGTTACTTAACCTCTCTTTTGCGTAGAGTACCTCCATTCATCGTTAGCAAAACCGGGAACGGGTATTTTGATTGAACTGCTATGTTGAATTTATTTTTGATCTAGTGGTTTGCAGTAGGTGGTGGTGTAGAAAACTGACACAAACATCTTAGATCCTTATCGGTAATGCCCTTTTTGCTCAAAGAAACCATGGTGACGACTTACAAGCTATCTGGCAGATGTTCTCATGCCGAACACTGCAGTGGGCCCTTAGACCCCACTGTATGTGGAACTATTCCCGTCGTAACTGGGCGGGGTGTGGATGCCACTACTGGCACACAACAGTTTGATCTTGAATTGCCTACTAGAATTTCGAAAGATGAGAGGGAGTTTTTGTTGTATGAAGAATTTGATACTCCTTCATCTAATTGTGATGTTCCTACTATTTCTCCACTTAGTCGAAAAGAGAAAGCAAGAGAGTTTTATGCTATGCTTTCTACCACTAACGACGATCTCGTCGTTACGCGTAGAGGATTCATCAGGCCACAATCTGATATTGATGGTATACTTCGCGCTGTTAAGGCGAAGCGCCGTCAAGTGCATCATGATATGATGGTAGAGTATAACACCAGGCGTCGTGAACGTGAAGTGGCTCGTAGTCACGATCGGTGGTGCAAAAAGAATGGTGTTGTGTCGGTTATCGAAGACACTGTTGCTACTTCCCTCGTTAAGCAAGATATTGTAACAATATCGTTGCGTTCGGCTGAAAGGCTTGAAAATGCTGAGAAG